ATAGAACCATCAGTTTCTGACGGACGCACATGAAACCAATCATCGAGTGTTTTCGGATCGAGGGTCGCTTCCATTACTGAAAGGGCTGATGATATTAATCCCTCAGAAAGTGAACCGTCATAGCATTGATAGTCTCCTCCGAATCCTCGGTCCGAAACCACTCTTAGTCTTGCGAACATGTCATGCCAATCTCTGCCTAGCCTGTCCATTCCTCCAACATATGGAACGTCTTTAGTTGTTAAAAGACATTTCATAAAATGGCCGAAATACATTTTTTCAAGGCAAATCATTACAACAGGACAAACAGTAAAGAGTCGTGTTTTTGGTCTGACTCTAACTTTTTCGATAGGTCGTCTCTCATCCTTCAAATTCCCGGTCACAAACCATTGGGGTATCGTTCCCGACATTATGCACAGCAAATCTTTTAATAGTTGTTCAAAAAATTTAGCTGTTCCTACAATAGTCTGGGAAGGTTCTCTAATCATGAGTTGACTTTTATCAACCCCACTGAAAGTGAACGGAAAACCGCATGATGTGGTAAGATCGACACCATTCAACACTTCGTCTCCGTTAAAGACCTTTCTCATTGAAAGAGGTGAACCGATCTTATGTCCATGTTCTGCAAACTTTTGCAAGTACCAATCTATCATATCGTTTCTTACGCTTGTCAGTTCTTCAAAAGTCAATTTAACAGGTTTCTTCATTTTATCAACTCCGTCTCTGTATAAATCAACTTTCCCAATTAGATCACTAGGTATTCTTGGATCTTGTGGATGCAAAACTGATGGTTCTGTTTGCGCTGGTTGAATAACTTCATGTAACAACGATGGTCGAAGTGTTGTGGTGCTAGACAAGTACATTTTCCTCTTTGTCTCACCTAGGTGCAACAAACACGTGTCTTGTAGCAGTTGTGATTCTTGCTTGACTTCCTCTGTTGTATGAGCGGACTCTATGATAGGCGGGTCCAAAATTCTAGCATCAGGCATAGATCGCTCTATCATTTCCTGTGTGAGGACGAGAACCATAGGCGTACCAGATGGATGTTTTGCAACATGAATTCCAATTATGGCAGCGTTGGTTTCGCCAGTCCCCAACATGACAGGGGAACCACATGACCCAGGTCCACTCACATGCGAACCGTGCACTAGATGTTGTAACCATTTCTTTCCGTTTTGGACATAGAACACTTGTTCTTCGGCGTTCAATGTACTCTCCTTCCAGATGGGAGTTCGATTTCGATCTTGATGGTCTAGAAGATATGCTTTTTTGTTCTTGAGTAATATTTCTCCTTTCCAAAACCGTGTTATTATTCTCCTCCTCATCGGTATTAAGTTGCGTGGCAATTCGTAGATAACCGCATCCACTTCCATTTTCTTTCCCTCTATGATTTTAGTTATGGGGCGTAATCTGGAGCGTTCAAAATTAAATTCGACTGGATTTGCTACATTAGGAATATAGAGTTTAAATTCTTTTCCTTCAGCAAAATACAAGTCAGTCGAGATCTTCTCGCGGACGGGGGGAATAAACGCATGTTCTACTGTTAGGAGAGATGTTCCTCCAACAAGCACAGCGTTAACCACTGTTAATCCATCTGATGTTACAAGTCTACAAGTAGATTTGTCAAACAACTGTTGCACAT